GGATGCTCGATGAGCTGGCCGGTAAGAAAACACGCCTGGCCAACCTGTGTTCTCGCGGGATCGCAAAGACCACGCTGTTTGGCGAGTACCTGGTGCTCTACATCGCGGTGTTCGGGGAGATTGAAGGGTTCGGTGAAATCAGCGGCATGATCTACGTCTCCGACTCCATGGAGAACGGCGTGAAGTCGCTGCGCAAGAACATCGAGTTCCGCTACAACGACAGCCCCTGGCTGCAGCACTGGCTCCCGGTGGCCAAGTTCACCGACGCCTACCTGGAGTTTGAGAACCGCGACGGGCACAAACTCGGCGTGAAGATGTTTGGTGCGAAGACCGGCCTGCGCGGTACCAAAATTTTCGGTAAACGCCCGGTGCTGGCGGTGCTCGACGACCTCGTCAGCGATGACGACTCCAAATCCAAAACCACGATGGAAGCCATCAAGGACACTGTCTATAAGGGCGTTGACTATGCACTCGATCCTACTCGCCGCAAGATTGTTTTTAACGGTACCCCCTTCAACAAAAACGACATTCTCTATGAGGCAGTCGAGTCAGGGGGCTGGCACGTCAACGTTTACCCAATCTGCGAGCGTTTCCCCTGCTCCCGCGAGGAGTTTGAGGGCGCCTGGCCCGATCGCTTCACCTATGACTTCGTAAAGGGGCAGTACGATCTATCGGTGGCCACCGGCAAGCTCGCGGCGTTCCAGCAGGAGCTGATGCTGCGCATCTCGAGCGACGAGGAGCGCCTGGTCCGCGACGACGACATACGCTGGTACTCGCGCCAGACGCTGCTGCAGAACAAATCGCGCTTCAACTTCTACATCACCACCGACTTCGCCACCAGCGAGAAGACCAGCTCCGACTATTCGGTCATTTCCGTGTGGGCGCTGAACAGCAACGGCGACTGGTTCTGGGTAGACGGCATCTGCCGGCAGCAGCTGATGGACGCGAACATCAACGATCTGTTCCGCCTGGTCTCGGAATACCGCCCGCAGCAGGTCGGCATCGAGGTGACGGGCCAGCAGTCCGGCTTTATCCCGTGGATCCAGCAGGAAATGATGAGCCGCAACATCTGGTTCTCCTTTGCCTCCGACGGCAACGGCTCGCGCCCGGGCATTCGTCCCAACGTGAACAAGATGGTGCGCTTCAACATGGTGCTGCCGATGTTCAAGGCCGGGAAAATCTACTACCCGACCGAGATGAAGGACACCCAGGTGGTGCAGGAGCACGTTCAGGAGCTGGCGATGGCGACGCTCAAGGGCTTCAAGTCCCGTCACGACGACTGTATCGACACGGTTTCCATGCTGATGTCCCTGCAGGCCTGGCGCCCGAGCGAGGAGTACCGCCCCGACGTCAGTAAATCCGACATCTGGGACTGGGATGAGCCCGATTCTGAGAGCAATTTAAGTTCCTACCTGGTCTAGGACCCGTATAATAAGACAATTCCTATTGACCTGAGGTAACACTATGTTGCTGAGCGAGTTATTCCAGAAGCTCTCCTTCTCCACGCTGAGCAATCTGGTGATTGGCGGCGAGGGTTCGGGGGTGATTGGTGCGGCGCACTACCCCCGGCTCATCTCCGTGATCAACGAGGGGCTGACCGACCTGCACACCCGCTTCCCGCTGCTCGAGAAGGAGCTGACGCTGCAGCTGTTCGAGGAGGTGGCGCAGTATTACTTCCGCCCGGCGCACAGCGTGAGCGTCGGTACCGACTATTACCGCTACATCCTGGACACCCCGGAGGAGCCGTTCGTGAACGACATCCTGCGGGTTGAGCAGGTATTCGACGTGGTGGGCTGCGAGCAGCTGCTCAACGATGAGCACGAGTGCTGTTCGCTGTTTACCCCGTCATTCGACTCGCTGCTGGTGACGCACCCGCGGGATGACACCGTGCTGCGTGTGTCGTACCGGGCAAATCACCCGGCGATCGCACTGACTGTGACCGACCCTTCCACTGTTGACGTAAACATCCCCGACTCCCACGGCAAGGCGCTCTGCCTGTACGTGGCGGGGGCGATTTACTCGAGCATGAACGGTCAGGAGCACACCCTGAAAGGTCAGGAGTTCAAGACCTATTACGAGGCGGAGTGCGCCTTCATCGGGCAACACAACCTGGATAACGCAGGCGTTGCCCAGACCAATAAAAAGCCCATGCTCGGAGGTTGGCGATAATGAGTATTCGCACGCTCGGTTCCTCGTGCAATCAGGCAGGCGAGGTGGCAAAGCGCCTCGGCCCTGCCTATGACACGGTAAAGAAGGTTGCGGACAGCCTGGATGCGGTGACGCTGGTCAGCGAGATGCTGCAGAAGTACGGCGTGCTGCTGTGCTTTGACAGCGCATCCCAGCTGGCGGCGATCGACCCGACGCTCGCTACGTACGCGCGCGTCTATGACACCAGCGATCCGCTGAACCTGTTCTATAAGGACTACGTCTACCAGGCGGACACGACCGACGGCCTGCTGGCCAGCAATGGCGTGGGCTCGTGGGTGGAGATGGACTCCATCAACTCGGTGTTCGGCTCGATGTCCTGGGTCTACAACGACGGCGCGGCGCTGGGCGGCGAGTCCACGCTGACGCTCGACGTCGAAACGCTCTCGATCACCGACCTGTATATCAACGGCTCGCACCAGGCGTACGGCCTGAACTTCACGTTCAACCCGGCGACCCAGGTGGTGACGCTGAGCCAGGAGCTGAAAGAAGGTGACATGGTGGTGGCCAAGCTCTCGGGCGTCCCTGCCCTGGCGCCGGGGTCTTCCGTGGACAACTTCCACTTCATGAACTTCGTCTACAACGAAGGCAGCGCCAACGGCGGCGAGACGGTGATCAGCACGGGTATCCCGTTCATGAACATCACCTCGCTCTACCGCAACGGCCTGCGCCAGCTGTACGGCACGGACTTCACTTACTCCGCCACCAGCTACACCATCACCTTCACCACCGCGCTGACGCGCGGCGATGCGGTGCAGGCTACGCTGGGTGGTAACCTCGACACCCTGTCAGAAACCACGGTTGCGATGGCGTCGAAGACGGTGACCTATTACCAGAAGGCCAAAGACCTGATCGACAACTTTGGTCTGGCCGTGAGTCAGGCCCAGGGCTACGCCAACAACTCCTCCTCCTCTGCAGAAGCCAGTGCCGCGTCCGCGCAGTCGGCCAGCGCGAGCGCAGCGAGTGCTGTGCAGACGGTAGCGGGCGCTGCTGCCCATGCTGATGCAGCAGCTGACTCTGCCTCCGCTGCTGCAATTTCTGAAGCTAACGCCAGCGGATCGGCGCAGCAGGCGCAGAACTCTGCCTCCACGGCAGCGGACAAGGCCTCTGCAGCAGCAACGTCTGCAACAAGTGCGTCCACCAGCGCGTCTACCGCCTCGAGCAAAGCCACGGCGGCGGCGACGTCTGCAACTGCTGCAGCAGCGTCTGAATCGGCGGCAGCGGCGGATGCCACCAACTCCACGGCGGCGGCATCCACGGCAACGGCCCAGGCAGACCTGGCGCTGACGCGCGCGAACTCGGCGGCGAACTCCCAGTCGGTTGCGACTTCAGCGGCGACCACGGCGACACAGCAGGCAGCAGCGGCTTCCACCTCTGCGAGCGGTGCGGCGACGTCGGCAGCCAATGCCTCCACGTCGGAGAAAAACTCCAAAACGTCCGAGACCAATGCCAAAACCTCGGAGACCAATGCGGCAACCTCGGCTGCTACGGCGGCAACGGCCGCGGCGAGCTACGCCAACCTGCAGTCGTCGGACACCGGCAAGGGTGACGCGCTGCTGGCTGTGCTGGCTCCGTACACCGGTGCTGTGGCGATCACCCAGGACATGAAGAACCAGCAGTCGGTCTACGCACCGGAGCTCGGCCTGCTGCCGGGCACCAACGTTCAGACCGCGTTCAACGCGGCGGTACAGGCGGCAGCGGCCGCAGGTAAGGAGCTGGTGGTTCCGGCGGGCGTGTACACCATTGGCGGCGGTATTCAGCTGGTCAGCGGTACCCGTCTGCGCCTGGAGCCAGGCTGCATCATCCGTCGTGATACGTCGAACACGGATTTCCGCGTGATGATCCTGAACAAGTCCGACGGTACCGTGGGCGGCTATGACGCGAACAGCAACATCATGATTTACGGCGGCGGCACCATCGACGGCAACAGCGCGATGAGCACAACCGGCGTGGGCCTGATGGCGTTCAGCCACTGCACCAACATCC